CTACCTTGACATGGTAGGGGTCACAGGTTCGAACCCTGTACCGCCCACCAATTTAACATATTGATTATTATATGTTTTATCGGTTCCTGAGGCGCAGCTAAAGCTTATGACTGACCCCAAATTGACCCCAAGAAGGGCGCGCAGTTTTGGGACGTCGGCAGCTAATTCCTCAACGATTGCCGTTAGCGCTGTGCGTGCTGCGCCCATATAGCTCGGGTCAAACTTGGCGTAGGCGTCGGTGGTTCCACCAGCGTGGTGACCCAATAATCCTGATACATCCCACGCGGGAACACCGCGTTGGCGTAGCCACGTAGCAAGAGTGTGGCGAATAGTCTTAGGCACAAACCATATTGGTAGCCCAGCTCGTTTGCGCAGTTTGCGCCAAGTAGTCTTAATAGATTTGATGGGCTTCCCGTGCCAGTGCACCAAGTAGGACTCCGGTTTGACAGTCGCAATGTAGGCATTCAGTGCAGGCAGCAGCGGTACAGTGGGCCGGAATTTCTTTGTCTGCTGTCGTCCGGCTGGGTTGAGCTGTACTAGTTTGGCGTCTGTGTCGATCTGAAAGCGCTGTAAGCCGCGTGCTGCATCGCCACGGCATGCGGTGCACAAACGGATCAGGAAGTAGGCCCAGATGTGCTCGGGCATGTCTGTATTGAGCAAACATACGATTTGCTCCCGGCTCGCGTAGTGTGGGTAAGGCTCACCGATGCGTGGCAACTCAACGAACGGAACTTGCGTGATCTCGCCTCGCTTCCATGAGCGGTTTAGCGCGGACTTTCCTATCCCCAGAATACGGCGGCAGTAACCTTCAGTGTATCCATGCTCTGCCAGCCATTTGATGAAATCTTCCTGCTGCGTAATCGTTATGTCGGCTACGGATGCAGACTTGCCGAAAAACTCATTCCACATATCCACGCCACGCTGTGCCGTGTCTTTGCTTGCAAGCTTGTTTCCGTGTTGCGTCATGTACCGTGTAAGTACTGTAGAAAGCAGGACATTGGTTGGGGGCTGATTTTGTAGCGTTGTGTGCTGTACAAACCATTGTGCTAAAGCTACCTTGGCTTCGCTAAAATCTCTTGTGCCAAGCGAAGCGCGCTGCTTGCATCCCGTAACGTCGCGCCATGCCTTATACCAAACGGTTGACCCTTTTCGCTGTTCGAGCCAGTATTCTCCAATGCGGAAGCGGGCAGGCATGTGTGTTGTTCCAGGTATTTAAGTAAGTGGTATTCGGTATATTTCGGAGTTTTTGCGATTCGGATGTAACCAATTCTTTTTTGTTTCCGGAAGCGTCGCAGCGTGACTTCCGAAACTCCTAGGTAGCGTGCGGCTTCCTCTTCGGTATACAACTCTGGAAGTTTCTCAGCAGCGCCCATGTGTGGGTTCCTCCTGTGCCAATACTGAGCTAAATGGAATCGTCGCCATGTTCCACCTCAGAACGGGGCGTCATCGTGGAAGTCGTCGCCTGCATACGCATAGGCTTTAGAGGCTTTATCGTTGTTACGGACCTTTGCCGGTTGCCGCTGTGGCGTGATACCGCTGGAGCCTTCACTACGCCCGCCAAGCATTTGCATTTGGTCAGCAATAATCTCAGTGACATAACGCTCCTGCCCATCATTGCCGGTGAACTTGTCGTAGCGAATAGTGCCCTCTATGTAGCACTGCGATCCCTTATGCAGATATTCACCGGCAATCTCGCCCAGCTTTCCGAAAAACTTGACCCTGTGCCATTCGGTCCGCTCCTGGGGATTACCCTCTCTGTCCTTGCGTCCGCTGCTGGTTGCTAGGCTAATGCTGGTAATCGTCATGCCGCTTTGGGTGTATTTGATCTCCGGCTCGTTCCCCAGGTTGCCGACGAGGATCACCTTGTTAATTCCGCGTGCCATGTCTAGCGCTCCGTGATAGTGATGCTAAGGGAGGTTTCATTGCTTCGGATGACATGATCATGCGACCAATGGTGCTTTCGTGAGTTCATGACTGATTGTGGTCAGGCCCTTTGAAGTGATACGGGTTTGCTCAATCACCTTGTCGGTGCCGTCTTCACGTTGGACTGTGGTCACTTTGTGGCACATCACGCCCTGCTGGATGCGATGTTGATAGGCAAGCCACCCACTATGTCCGGGTCTGCCATAGATCCAGCGGTTAACGATCAACCAATGACGCAGGTCAATCGGGCGCATCTGTAACACCTTGGCAGCGTCACGCAGGCACAGTGATCCATCAGCTGCTGCAATCCGATCATGGGTCAGCACCTTGGGGGACTGATCTGCCACCACCTTTTCTAATGCTTGGTTCTTGTCAGCCAAGTCCGCCGCTAGTCGGAGTGCTTCTGGCAGTGTTTGCGGAATGACAAAACGTGTTTGGATTAGCTCCCTTTCCAGTTCTTGCCAGCGATCTACCAATCTGGCTGTGAACTCCGGTGAAAGCTGGGCCACCACTACAATGCTGTCTCGTTTGCCTTGTTCGCCCGTGAAAACGTATTCGATGCTCGGTCGTCCACTTGTGGGCTTTTCCTGCGTTGCAGGTAAAGCAATCACACCGCGTTCGGACAACCTTTCAATCGTTACACGCACGTTGTCGTGCCTGGATTCCACTAACTGGGCGATTTCACGGCTTGTGATCGCCGCATCGTTTGCTTTCTGTATAAGTTCGTTCATGACAGATGCCTGCTTGTATTGCCCATGCTCTTTTGGGCGGCCTGTTCCAGGTGCGGGCCGAGGGCTTTTTCTGAGAACGCTTTACTCATGCGCTCAATCGCGGCTTTTGCGATATCTGGTAGATGCTTGCTTGGAAACGTTGGGTGTCTGACCCAATCCGCTACTTCGTCGCTAGTAAGAAAATTGGTATGCAGCGTGACGGGTGTCAGCCGTAGCCTGAAGTCAGGACCGAAATCCAATATCCAGCGATGCCATCTGAATAGTTCGACGAGTGCCGAGGTGGCAATGGCTTTACTATCTTCCAACCCTTTTGGAAATTCAGGCTCTTTTATTCCTGCGGACTCAAGTAGCCGTCTGACATCGCTAATCCAACGGCTATGAGCGGTGTTTAACGCTTCCATTTGCTTACGGTCTTTGGAGTAGCTGCGCATCTGGTCGTATCCCAGATCAGGATTAACTGTGTACTCGCCTGTCTTGCGGATCGAGGGGAGGACTTCGCCAGCTAACCACTTCTGGAATGGCAGGGCCTTTGGTTTATCACTGCGGCCAAGAAAGAAGTACAAACCGGGTTCAGAAATAACGATGACTTCTTGTTGCCCAGAGGGGGTGGAAACGGATTCCACCCCTCTCCACTCTGAAGGAACATGACTAATGCTTTTGCTAGCGTTCCAGCGATACTCCAACGCTTTGGCAACGTCTTTAGCAACAAACCACGGATTGCCATCGCGCATCACAACGCGCACAGCGTGGGAATGAAAATCGAACGGAATAATGGACTGCGTCATAAAAACGTCTCCTGATTCATGGGATGACCACGGGGAGACGTTGTTACGCGCCGCACCCGTAGGTGTCGGGAGGTTAACAACCGGAATCAGACGGCGGGCAGCTTTCCCCTTTGCAGGGTGTTGTATCGCTGCCGCCCTCCCGACGTAAAAACGTGCAGGCGTAAAAAAACCGCATGGGTTTCGGATGCGGGTACCGCTGATTCCGGAGTTGTTACGCTCCTTACCAGCGACGGTACCGCAGCGGCGAATGTGGGTCAAGCTCAGGCCGTATCTGGAATCGAGATTGCCGAGAACACCATCATCAAACGTGCTGTTTATGGCATGGCTCCTGATATTGGCTGCCCCTGTCATCACGCGGCCTGCTGGATGGCGGTGCCGGATGCAGCGTCGGACAACACCTGTTTCAAGGCATGACAGATCGCAGGAAATTCAGCAGCGGCGTACCACTTGGTGGCGCGTTCGGTGCGGATGGGAACAAACCCCAGTGCCGCTAATCCATCGGCATTGATGGATAGCGGTGCAATCAGTGCGTTGATCTCTCCCAGCTTGAGGGGGGTGTTTATGGATGCAGGTTTGGGGGCAGTAGTTGCAATGAATTCGGGATGGCAGGGGGCCGTTTCCTGGGTAGGCAATGGCGTTGCTTCGACGGTGTTCTGGCGCTCGCGTTGGGCTTGGATGCGTGCCTGTTCCTGTTGCTGATGATGGGAAATGCGGGCAAGGATCAGGTTGCGCAGGTCATCGGGTGTTTTGCTGATACATAAGCTCACCCTATCTGGGAAAAGGGAGGGGTAAGCCGCGCCACAGTCTTCCAGTACTTTGATATTGGTGCGCACCCGTTCCACGTGGGCAGTGATGTTGATTTTCTCGTGAGCGACGGCGGCACTTACAGCCTCCTGCATGCTGATCATCGACTTCTTGCCTTTAATGGTGTCACCGATCTTTGCAGGCAAATCAGCCGGAATCGGTAGGGCATACTCGCCTAACGTGGCGTTGCTGCTGGCGTAGTAGTCCCGCAGGGTCTTCAGGCCGGTGTGGACAATCTCAGTACGGCGGTGATCTTTCTCGGTTTTTACCAGGCGATCCAATTCCAGACGGACGCGGCGCGTTTCTTCGGCGATCTCGTCCAGGGTACGGAACACGGCATCGATGTCGGCGGTTTGTCCTAATACCTGTTGTTTGGTGGCGTCTAGGCGCGTTTCGACGCCTTTGCACCATTTCACGGTTTGTTCTGCGTTGGCAAAATCCTCATCGGTGCGCAGGTCACGGTTGATGCTGTGCAATACGGCCAGTGCGCAGGCTTTGAAGTGCGGCAGGTTGGAGGTGGTCACCGTTCCTGTGACTGCAATATGCAATGCCGGTAGTTGCTCTGGTGAACGGCCCAGGGCCACAGGCGGTGGTGGTGGCTCAGGCTGGTAGGCGGCGATGTCCGCTTGCAGTTGTTGCCATCCGTTGATGATGCGGGTACGTAATTCGGGGTTTGGGGTGTACCAGCAATGACGTTCTTCTATGAGCTGTTCCCCGTTCCAGGCCGAGGCCATGAACAGGACACGTTGGGCACCGGACACCATGCTCTGGTGTTCCATCTGTATTTGATAATGTAATGGCAGGTCTTGGCCGGTGCTGCCGTCTGTCATGGCGGCGCGAATCGTGTCATTGAGCTGTTTGTGTTCCCACACGGTGTCTTCCAGCAAGGTCAAGCCGTCGAAGCTGGCCGAATACATGCCATCGACACCCACACAGGGATACAGGTCATCACCGATGATGCGTTCTGCCAAGGGGCGTGCCAGTTCCTCAGCGCGATGTCCCTCTGCAAAGCGTTGTAACGTGGCTTGGTCATAGTCGGGGGTGATCCCCGTGGCGCGTTCCCGTATCAGTTCGGCACGGCTTTTATAGGGGCTGCATCCCATCATGGCCGGTGCGTCGCTGGCATTGAGATGCTGGGCGCGGTGGGTGTGCCATTGCGGGGTGCCTTGGGTCAGTTCAATGATCTTCATGTGTTTTCTTCCGTGTGAGTGGTGTTGCTTTCCAGAGGGGTGCTGTCTGTAGGCACAGGCTCAGCACTGGTGTCTTCGGCGCAGGCGCGAATGGCGGTGAGTTGCTCTGGGGTTAATTGGCCTTTGTCTTTGCTACGCAGCATCGTGATGATGCGATCTGCTGTGGTTTTTCCTGATTCAATCAGGTCACACCATTTTGGAAAATTCTTTTCAAATTCTTCTTGTGGGTAAGGGCCGCTGATGTCTCTGATGTCTTGGTTAACGGGGATGGGGGCAACATGGATCGTTTCGCCCTCAATCGTGTGTCGTCCGGCATCCATTTCTTCAGCCGTCGGTTGAGCGCCCACGGCTTCTGGGAATGCCTTACGTAATGCCAAGGCTTCAGCGCATTTCTCCAACTGTCCAAAGGGGCGTTTGCACCACATGCTGTTAGGGGCGGGGCTGTCTTTTCTTGCGGTGGCATAGGCTTCCAGCCAATACACGGTTGCGGCAAATCGGACGCGTTCACCAGCGACCATGCGGTACACCGCAATGCGGCACCATGACGGATAGCGTATCTGCACGCCGCCCAGTGTTTCGCAGAGGGTGTCTCCAAACACGGCTTCATCTTGTCCGGCGTATTCGCCGGTACGGTGTGCCTTGGTTCGATACAGTTCGATCCCGGGCATGATCACATCGCGCATGCCTGCCGATGACACAACGCGCCCATCGACTTTCTTTTCTGGAATCCACATCGGCACGATGTGAACGGGTTTTGTCATCGGGTCTAAATCAGCCGCCTGACAATAGGCCAACACCATATCTACGGATTCATTGGTCGCCCCTGGATACAGGCTGGTTTTCAATGCGGTACGGATCGACTGCCGGTATTCGGCTGTCATTGGTATGACATTGTTTGGTTTGATGACAGACAGGGAGTTCATGGCAGCTTCGCTCTGTTAAAGGGATGGGGAGAATGTGCCAATGGTCAGCGTGGCGTGCCCTTCAAGCTCACGAAACAACACGCTTTTAAAATCCTGGGCGATCGCTTCCTGCTGTGCTTCACGCTGTATGAGGCGCAGTGTGATGAGTGGCTTTTCTTTTTCTTCGTCGGTGAATACGGACAGCCGTAGCAGGAATCTGCGTTCCGGTAATCCAAGATACGGATGGATCGTGAAGGTGAAACCAATCGGTAAGCCAAGAGATGATTTGGCTTCGATATCATCGAACTTGGAACGTGATGTATTGAATTCGCCCTGAGTCGATTCTGACTCTGAGGTTTTCTTGATAGTTAATTTGCGAATGGCATTAATCGCGGTTGTCAGCGGTAGTTCATCAAGGCTTTCTTGTGATGTGGCCGACAGCAGCGGTGCCCAATCTTCCAGGAAATCAATCAACTTCCGCTGATTGAGTGTTTTACCGTCAATATCCAGCAGTGCTTTGTAAGCTGCTGTGGGGTTAAGGGTGAGCGTGGCTGTCCAGTCGCCATGACCGGGTGATTCTGTTGTACCGAGATTGAAAAATATCTTGGCACTGAGATTTTCTGCATTAATAAAACCTTCGCCATTTCCTTTCGTCTTGATGTACTGCACGAAGTCGGTAATAGATTGGGTTTTCATTTCTCCACGGAAACGCGAGCGTAATGTGTAGAGAGATTCGAGATTTCTGATGTCATAGTTATCTGGAATCGCCACCGCGATATCCTGTAATGCACGCGGTAAACGGAATTTATTAGCATCAATGGCGGTTTGTTGAATATGTTCTATCGCTGTTTTGTCCATTATTTAATTCCTTTTTTAGTTAACAAATGTTTGTTGAGTGAGTCATCATTGGTTTTCTTTCGGAAAACAATTGCTGTTGTGTATCGGGGATGAGCGTTAATTTGCCGTGTGCCCCGACATACATCGGCGTGCTCGTGGTGTCTTCCTCTATGATTTTTCCGCGTTCCTTGGGTTCAACGTATTTCAAGGTGTGATCGATCATGACTTGTGAGGATTCGCCAATGGGCTTGATTTTTAAGATGAGCGCCACTTCACCTTGTTTGCGGGTGTAGCTGATGGCCAACGCTACATCGCTTAATGCCTTTGCAAGTTTTTGGGCGAGCACTCCGCCATCTGCAACTTCAAATAGGTGCTCGAGGTCTGTTAACGATGTTCTTTCTGTAGTGATAGACATGGTGTCCTCCAGCAGTGGTGTTAGTGCTTGATCAGGGTTGCAGAAAGCGTTTTAGCGGCTTCGTATTGCGCGCGACGAACGCGGTAATTGGCGATGCGTATTGCGTTGGGCGTTGCTCGGGTATCGCGCAAAATGCAGTGGGCTAATCCAGGGTGTGCGTAGTAATTGCAACGTGCAGTGTGTTGTTCTTTCGGCGTGCGATAGCAGTTCATGGCTGGGTTTCCTGCTTGATAGTCAGGGCATCAGCGGTGCTCAGAAGTCGGTCCTGTATCATGGGCGGCTTCATCCGCTGATCCTGGAGACATTGCATTGAAGACGTATTTCCACTGCTCACCGATCCTTCTCGGAGCCGGTAGCATCATTGAGCCTGGCAATTGGGGGAGAATGCTCAGCTCGTATACCAAGATGGATTTCAAGCTCTGGAGGGAGTCCTTCCTTGAGTACGTAAGGCAGCAAATCAGCCCAGATAAACCGAGCCGCCTGCATGCGGTCTTTCTCCTCGAAAGTTTGCAAGATGCGATCACCTATCGAGACATCTATGCTTCCGGAACACTTGTTTACGAAGTCACGGCGGATTTGGAGGTCCATCGGACCCATCGTGGGTGTTACAACTTCGACTTCGTTACCGGAGTTGATCCGCTTGAGCACTTCCGTCAGATCGCTGAGGCTTACTGGACGACTGAGCCGATATCGCAAGTCGAGATAGTCACGGAGGGGGCCGTTCACGTCGTCGGCAGACGCGAGAAATAAATGAGGCGCACACTTCCTGCAATGTACAGGCGTGCCGTAGATGTCTACCCCATTATGATGATTGCAGTAACCCATACAGAACTTTTGATTGTGATCCAGGTGTGACATAGGAATTCCTTTACCGAGAAATCTCGGGGGTTTTTGTGTCAGATCACGCCGCACGTGGCGGGGTGGGCTGCGTGTTGTTTCGCATCGATGTGCGGTGAATGGCTGTGACGGCGATGACGGCTGGGAATCCAAAGCGCCGGTAGGCGTCAGACTTGGCCTCAACAGTTTTTTGGAACAGGCCGGTATACGTGTACACACCCTGCTTGGTGCGTGCGGTGATGGTGCAAGGAATCATGCGTATTCCTCCTGCATGGCATCGCTCCACATCGCGTGAAAACATTCCGCTTCTTGGCGCATATCTTCTTTGACGTCTTCCTCAGCCAGAAGATGCAATTGCTCCAGCCGTGCGAGTCCTTGCACTTCAGCTAATGCGTAAAGACGTTTTAATAGATCGCTGCCGATTAACTGATACGAAGGAAAGGCGTGTAAATCCGCTAAAACAATTTCCATCTCTTTGTAATGGGCCGCAGACAACGTACCGGCCACCCATTCATCGGCTTCTTCGATTTTTTCTGGGTCGCTTAAATAGTCTTGAACGCGAGCATTAACCCGGTCGGCGAAATACTCTTGGGCATCGTCTTCCGGTGGTTGTAAACGCGGATCGCTATAACTGATATATCCAATGCGAGCCATTACGCACCTTCCTTTGGCGTAGCGGCTGTAAATTGGTGTGGTGCGCAGGCAGCCCCCTCTTTGCTAACGGCCTCGTTCCATTTTTTTGCAGCTTCAAATATGGAATCGCTGTGAGCTTCCTGCGCTTCATAAGCCGCCTTCACCTGCGGATATAGCGGGTGCGCTGGCGCTACGTTTATACGGCGCTTTGTATCTAAGATCCTGCGATCAAACCCTTTTATGTTGCTGTGCGGACCATCCTCAAACCATGAGCGAACGAGCGGGCTAAAATCGTCGAGGTGGAACGCAAAGATGGTTAATACATAACGGCCCTGAAGGTCCGGGAAGGTGTGATCGTAAGACTCGCTATAGACAACTTCCTGTAGCTCCGAATCTTCTTCGTCCCGAATACCCTCCCGACAAAACAGCGGCGCTTTTTTAGTCCCATCGGCCTGTACTTCTTCGGTCAAGGTGCTCATGCGGCCACCCCCATGCTTTCAGAAGTGGCGCACTTTTCTAACCAGGCGGCAGAACCCTTTTCATATCGCTTGGCCCAAGCTTCAAAGGCGGCTTTGACCTGCGGGTACAGCGGGTGTGTTGTGGCGACAGTGAACTGATCACTGGTGCTGTTGTTGACCGTAAAGCAGGAATGCACTAAAGGGCTAAAACTTGTGTAATTAGTGGCGGTTACCCTAATTGCCGAGTTATCGATGTCGTGCGGCTTTTCATAGGAGTAGATAGCGCGTTGCAACTCCCCGCCTTTCTCATCCCGAATGCCGTTGAAGTAAAACAATGGCATCTGTTTAACCGTTTTACCCTCAGCAGCAGCCTTTATCTGTGGATAGAGCGGATGAAAGGGATGTACGAGTATGAGGTGGGTTCTCGAATACCCTTTCATTACATAGCAGGTTTCAAGGACCTTAAAGCAGTCAAGCACCAGACGGCTGAAACCTGCTTCACTGATGGCATGGATAAAGATCCCTTTTTCTGAGTTCACTATTAACGGCGCTTCCGTATAGAAAACAGGTTGCAGCTCTTCGCCCTTTGCGTCTTTGATGCCGTTCCAGCAGAACAGTGGCGCTTGTTCGATCACGCGTGCGGCTTCGTTGGCTTTGTAGTGTGCTTTTGCCAAGACGCTTTTATCGATCATGTAATCCGACCCGTTAGGTTTGTATTTCACTGGGCCGTAGGTACCTGATGCCATTTTCGTATCTCCTGGCCCCTGCCGCCGGGTGCGGGTGTATCGGGGCGATGGAGATAAATTACCATATAGTAAAATTAAGTCAATACCAAAAGGTAAAAATATTTGTCGTTCGAAAAGGGTTCTGTCTGATTTGGTGGCATAACGACAGGTAATGATGCTCCGTGAGTAGACTCAGCATGTATCAGCATGTAGATGACCAAGCGGATCTAGAAATCAAGTGAAACTTGCATTGTCTTGAGATCTCCCATGATGCAAATGGCATTACTTTTGGGTAAGTTTTGCACCAAGAAAAAATAGAATTGTTTAGCTGATCGATTACACTCAAAGGATTGATATTTCTTGGATTTTGTGCGAATTAAAATGGCGTTCTATGATGCAGATACATTGAAGGGGTAAAAATCATGCTGACAGATCATGAGAAAGCTGAACGCCGTGCTGTGGTGCAAAGCGCACTCGCAAGCCAACGCATTGAGGGGTTAGAGCCGGATGCGCAGGCCGTGGTTGATGCTGAATGCTGGGCGCGTGGTGAAATGACTATCGCTGCCGCCGTGGACCAGTACAAAGCGCGTGTTCGGCTCCAGATGGCATGAAATACGCAGGGGATCGTGGTGATCCTTACCTGGACAGCGAAACAGGTGTTCTTCGTAATCTCCTTGGAATCAGGGATCAGGGGTGGCTCGATAAAATAGAGTCCACCCTTTCTTTTTTGCGAACCAGCGAATTGCGTGAGCGACCCGTAAAAGGCAAATTTGATCTAGCGCATTTACAGGAAATCCATAATCGCCTTTTCCAGGATGTGTACGACTGGGCGGGTCAAATCCGTCAAGTTGAAATCTCGAAAGGCAACACGATGTTTGCCCAGCAGATTGCGATTCAGAGTGCGGCGCAGCAGATCTTTGGGCAGCTTGCTAAAGAGCAATTTTTGTGTGGCCTTGATGCTGAGGAATTCAGCAAACGGGCAGGTGATTATCTTGGTGAAATTAATGTGCTTCACCCATTCCGCGAGGGAAATGGCAGGACGCAACGGGAATTCATCGCGCAATTGGCTCAGCGTGCAGGTTACAGGATCGACTGGGGCGTGGTCAGCCAGGCGGATATGATTAAAGCGTCAATCGACGCTTACAACGGGGATTCAAGCGGATTGGCTAGTATCATCCGCGATGGAATATCTGATCAGCTTTTTAAAGATAATGAGTAATCCACGAATACTGGAAACAATTCATCTCTTTGAAGAATTGGCAAGGGACATCAAGAAACTCTTTCTAGGTGCTGAATGAGATAAACGCGCCCACCAATAATTGTATTTTCATCGGCAACGAAGTCAGGATAAAGATCTTTATCCATGCTGGTAACGTAGATGTATCCGTTTCTATCCTGTAATGCTTTTATTTGTTGTCCGTTACCTGTATTGACCAAATAAAGCCCATCCCCAACAAATGTATTACAACCAGTATCAACAAGCACGGTTTCTCCTGGAAGAATCTTTGGCGACATTGAATTACCGGTTCCGGTAATCAGCTTGAGTCGGCCTGGTGGTGGTAAGAATCCAATGAGTGAGCGGATGTAATTTGGTGGGAACTCAACAGAGTTTATAACTTCAGGTAAATCCTCATTGATACGACCTGGTCCCATATGTGCTTCCGCTTCAATATGATCAACGCGGATATAATTGTTCCCGGTTTTAATGTTAAATATTGATGATTTCTGTTTCTCAGGAATCTCCTCTTCTGTGGTGTCTAAATAGTTATCTGGCATCCCTGCTAACTTTTCGATAGTCCGTGCTTTTTTCTCGCCGAATGACTTTTTCCCATTGAGTAGTCCGGAAAGTTCTCCCTGATTGATACTAATTTTTTCTACGAAAAAAGCTTGCACCCCGTCGTGCTGATCTTGAATCCATTGTTTTAGGCGACGTCTACGTAAGGCAACGGTAGCAGAATTAAGAAATGTCATTGCTTTATTTTCACTTACCGATTGGTAATTTACCAAAGGGTATTGACTTGTAATTATCATATGGTAATTTGAGTGCATGAAAACCCTGCGTACCTACCTCGCGACACTCACCCCAGCCGAACAGGCGCACTACGCTCGTAAAGCGAATACCACCATTGGTTACCTGCGAAAGGCTCTCTGCAAGGGACAGCGATTTGATGGTGCACTGGCGCGCCGACTTGATGAAGCCAGTGGTGGCCGTGTTTCTCGTTACGATCTTCGCCCAGACGTATTCGGCGCTCCCCCCACAGGCCACGTGCAGGAGGTGTCGGATGCGGCGTGACATGCGCTTGATCACTCCCTTGAGCAATGCCGCAGAGCGTATGACTGGATCGCAATCCACATTGCCGCTTTTCTGCAAGCGCCCGCCGCTGTCGCAGAGGAAAGCCAGAGAACGCCTGATCATTGAGTTGAATTTCAATAGAACGCTACAGGGGAAACCAATGGGGCCTAACCCACCAATCAGTTCTCTTGAGATGTACCTGGTGTTGCAGACGATTGTGAGAAAAAGGCAATCCACTTCTCTCTCACCTCCGCAATCTGATTTTGCATCTGGTGAATCGCTTCTGGATTCAATCCATCGGAAAACGCATCGTCTTGCTGTTTTAATTTTGACGCCAATAGCCGCTTTTGGAAGGCTGCTTTTAAGGCATCGGGGTGCGGGTGAGTTTCGATGAGTGCCTGGCAAAAATTCTCTATCACACACCACTCTTTCATCAGTTGGCCAAGCAACAATTCGTGTATTGAAGTGAGTTCTTGCAACTTGTTGAGCCTCAATTCGTGTATTGCAATGGATTGTTCCACTGTAAATGAATCTTTTGATTTTTCGCTCATGCCGATCTCCGGTAGTGATTTGGTTGCTTGGAAACACCAATTCTACCGGCAGGTTGGCTCCAACCCTATTCCGATTGGTTTTGCACTTATGGGGGTTTCTGATGCTGCGTGAGGAAGAAATCATTTCGCCCGAAGAAGCGTCATGTAATGGAGCGGAATTAGCTAAACGCATTGTGTTTTTAGAGTCCACGGTTTCGACCTTGTTGACGCACCTTATATCTCTTCAAGTGGTCGTTCTTTCTCTTCAAGAAACTGTTTTTTCGCAAGATGGAAACCCAAGAAATCCGATGGAGTCTTTTAGATTGCAAATGGAATTTGCGAAAACTCATCAGCAATTAGAGTGTTTTAAGAAGCATCAAGAGGCCGTGGGGAAATCCCTGTGACGTGTGATGCGCTGTATTCGATCTTTTCAATGACATTGAATAACCCTTGGTAATGAATCCATGTATGCCGATCCGACCCACATTCGTAGTCACCCGGTGAAGGTGCGTTTTAACGATGCCGAGCACGATTTGATTAATGCGTTGGCTCAATACAACGGGATGCAACCGGCGACGTTAGTTCGTGCACTAGCGTTATCGGTAGCCACTGCTGCGATAAAGAATGATAAGCGGCAAACAGACGCGGCTTGAAGTGCCTAACCAGGCCCTTTGGAGGCCCTGTGGAAATTGATCTAACACCGGCTGATCAAAAAATATTTGAGCAATACGCACAAATCTATGGACTGGCTTGTGTTGATGAAGCGGTAGAACACGCTGCAAAACAAGCACTAAAGGACGGTTATCTGCTACGAGATAAGAATGGATATTCGCCTCTTGGAGAAGGCGTGGTGCTTTATTTGAAGGGACTTAAAAAGCCCTCAAGGAATCAAGAATGAAAGCAAGCGATGACAGCGGGGCCGTGGACACGGTGCACTCTGGCAACGGTGATGCCATGAGCACCGCTGTTCGCTTTTTCTTTGATATTTCAGGGATACAAGAGCAGCTAAGGCAGCTTGCGACCCTTTTGGAAAACATTCCTGTTGATTCCAGAAAGCGTGCTTTTGAATTGGCTTTGGGCTTTCTCGATCAGCTTTTCTCTGATGTCGCTATCGGTGCTGACCATCTCACTCAGCCTGATTCTGATCTCGTCTTTAGTCAGCACGTGAGCACACCCGGAACAGATGGCACCGTCCATGTTACTTACAGCGTGCTGTTCGGCGCTGAATTTGAACGTTTTCTCTCCGCATTGCGGACAGCTAAATTGGATAGTTTTTAATGTCATGAGCGCTCCTTCTTTAAAGATTGGTTGTGTGAGAACTCCATTATCTCAAAGTTGCGAGCGCTCTTTTTTTGAGAAAACGAATGAGGACAAAAAAGAAAGCCATCGGCCCACACATGGAGCAGGCCGCCCAAAAAGGCATGAGCAATACAAGCAGGCATCCCTAATGAACTACATCAACAATGAACCGTGAGTTGGAATGAACGCAATCACACCGTTTCACTTTGAATCGCAAGCCGTGCGTACCGTGGTCGATGATCACGGTGAAGTGTGGTTTGTCGGCAAGGACGTTGCCGATGTACTCGGCTACGCCAATCATAACGACGCTTTGGGCGCCCACTGCAAAGGGGTAGCAAAACGCTACCCACTCCCAGATAGCCTTGGCCGCTTACAGTACTTCCGGATCATCTCCGAGCCTGACATGTTCCGCTTGATTGCGGGCAGCAAACTTCCTGCCGCAGAGCGGTTCGAGCGTTGGGTATTTGAGGGAGTGCTGCCCACCATCCACAAGACAGGCAACCGTCCCGCGCTTGACCACTCCACTCATTCCGCCAACGCAATCACTCCATTCCAATTTGAATCAAAAGATGTGCGTATTCAGCTCGACGAGGCCAATGCGCCCTGGTTTAACGCCAATGATGTGTGTGCCGTTCTGGAGTTTGGCAATGCACGTCAAGCGATTGAATCACACGTCGATGTAGAAGACGTCCAGAAGCTGGACGCAACCGACAACCTAGGGCGCACCCGACAGACCAACCACATCAACGAATCCGGTTTGTATGCCTTGATCATGGGCAGTACAAAACCTGCGGCCAAGCGCTTTAAGCGTTGGGTCACCAGTGAAGTGCTGCCCACCCTACGCAAGACAGGCACGTACTCCACACCGGGGGCGCTGCCCACCTTGCCTGGGCCGACGCAGGATCGCATTGCCGCACTCCTATTAATCGGCCAATACATTTCTACAGTGCCGGGCGTGAAACCAGGAATTGCTGCCGCCGCGACCTTGGCCTGTATCAAAAGCAATACGAATTTAACGACCGAAGAGATCCGCCGCGCATTACCTGCGTTGCAGGAACCGCTTTGCATGCTCAACGCCACGCAACTAGGCAAGCGGCTGCATTGCTCGGCCAAGGCGGCAAACCAATTATTAGCCTCCAGAGGCTTTCAGTTCCGTAATGAACGCGACGAATGGGAATTAACCGAAGCCGGTCGCGTGTGGTGTGAAGCCATTCCGTACTCGCGCAACGGGCACAGCAGTTATCAACTCTTGTGGAATCCAGACGTCATCGCGTGTCTGAGGGAGGCGGCATGAACGATTACGCACGCCCCCTTGGCGATGATGTACGTAACTCGGAGCCAGCAGTGGTGCGGAAGGTTGTTCGCCAGTTGCCGGACGGCTTTACCGAAGGTGCTGTAATGAGGGGGTGCCCCCATGTATCGAATATCCTATTCATTCGCACACACACAGAAAAAGGAAATTTTGATGTCCGAAGAACCCGCCAAATACAAATATCAAAAAAAACACGAATCGCCAGAATTGGTGATATGTGCTCGCCCGCAATTGAGCATCCATTTGAGCGAATGTCACTATGTAACCATTGCGAGCCTTTCCATTGGGAGCGATTCCAAAACGGTGGAGCGCAACGAAGTGACTTTTCCCAGCGATATGCTGCTAGAGCTAATCGAATCACTAGATACACTCAGGGAACGTATAGGCGGATAAAGCTGTTCTGCCAAGCCTGCCTTTGTTATATCGGAGGCAGGTTGTGAATTATTTTGAATTTTATCCTGGCGACTATCTGCGGGATACAGGTCGCTTATCGCTTGCTGAGCATGGCGCGTACATGAAGCTGCTAATGGACTACTACGCTACAGAACAGCCTCTGCCTACTGATTGGAAAGAACTATATATCTTGACTTCCGCTATTACAGCGGTTGAGAAGGCCGCTGTTAGGAAAATCATAGAACGATTTTTCACTATTGCAGAGGATGGGCTGCATCATAACGAACGAGTGGATAAGGAAATCGCCAAGGCGCAAAGGCGGATGGTGGCTTCCCGTGAGAATGGGAAAAAGGGCGGCTGTCCGAAGAAACACAGCAAGAACCCAGCAGGTTCTGAAAACACCGTTTTTTCAGAACCTAAAGATAACCCAGCAAAAACCCAGCAGCCCCCCTACTCTGGTGTACACCAGACCCCAGACCCCATTATCTCTTCCTCACTGTGTTCGGAAGAGAGTTTGGTATTCGCCGAGGACGGCAACGCCACCGGCTGCACGGAAAAACCCAAGCGCTCGCCTCACGGCTCACGCCTGCCCGATGACTGGGCACCCAGTGAGGGTGATGTGTTGTACGCCACCCAGCAGGGTGTGGATGGACGCTACGAAGCCGAGAAATTCCGCGATTACTGGCGCAGCGTGGCCGGAGCCAAGGGGCGCAAACAGGATTGGGAGGCCACCTGGCGTAACTGGATTCGCCGCGCTGCCGAAGACAAAACCAGCTCCATGAAGCACGGATATCAACGCCATGAATACAATTCAAAACCTATGCGACTGTCTCCCGCAGAACGATCCCGCGTCTTCCATAGACCCTTTGACCTGCGTGACGGAGTGCTCCAGTAACACCGCCTGCCTTGCGCAAGCCACGGTGATCCCGTTCCCCTGGCTGCGCCGCTTGTGGGAACGCATGATTGCCCTGTATGGCAATACCTGGGTGAGCGCTCATGGGGAGTCGGCACAGAGAGAAGACTGCTGAGGGACGCCTGGATCTATGGATTAGCTTCTATCCACCCACACGCTGCCTGCCTGACGATGACAACATGCTGGCACGGTTTAAGCCGTACCGTGATGGGATTGCCGATGCGCTGGGCATTGATGATCGGCGTTTTGTATCGCATCCGTTGGTTGAGGATGACAGGCGCACGGATGGAGAAGTGGTGGTCAAGATCACCGGCATTGAATGAACATGACAGGAGATTGGCCATGATGAACCCCCGTCGTTTACTGGCTCGTTTGAACCCGAGCACCGTGCGCTACGACACGCTGCCTGGTGGTGTGCCTGAGCTGACGGCGCAGGACATTGCCCATGCCTTAGCGCTCACCCCAGCGGGCTTGGGGCGCGAGGTGCTGGAAGCGTGCTGGTGGCCGGATGGCGCAGCGTTGCGGCGTGGCTCCTTGCGCGATGCGACGGTGGCCTTGGTGGTGCCGGAGATTCGACGGCAGCAGCAGCGCCTACTGGAAGCGCGTACCGATGTGGGCATTGTCAAAGCGTGCATGGGGTGGACCCGAGCGACGACAAGCGCACAGCAGGCTGCGCTGAGGCGTGCGGAGGAACAGCTGGACAAGGTCAAAGCCCACCTGTGGCCGCAGGCCACGTTGGAGATGCTACCGGCACTGGTTGCGGCGGTTGTGGATGAGCTGTCCAAGCCGCAGTTATGCCCCTGCTGTCATGGCCGGGGGGAACGGCGTGTAGGGGCGTTGGTGAAGGTGTGCACGGCGTGCGGGGGGAGTGGTGCGGTTCCCGCCAGTGATTGCAAGCGCGCCGCTGCGATTGGCCGGGATGAATCCACCTACCGCAGAGCATGGTGCGGCGTGTATGAGTGGCTGTTGGAGCGGATGGGTGTTGCGGAACGACAGGCGGCGACGCAGTTGCAAGAGGCGTTGCAGACAGATGCTGCGTAGTTCGGGGTTGTTACCCCCGAACTTTCCCCCCTAATCTACGCGCCTGAGTGGTGCGATGCCCTCATCCTGCTGAACGTTGAATTGATTTATGACTGCTGCGTTATCAAGTGCGTACGCTATGCACGAAGGCGACGCACTGCGGCTGCTTTGCGACATAGACAGCGCAAGCGTGGACGCGGTGATTACCGATCCGCCGTACTGTTCGGGCGCAATGCGGATGGCGGATCGCTTCAAGCCCACGCAAAAAAAATATATCAACAACGGCACGAAACACGTTGCCCCTGATTTTGATTGCGACTTCCGCGACCACCGAGGTTTTTTGGCGTGGTCCAGCCAATGGCTTTCGGAGTGTCGCCGCGTCACGCGGCCTGGGGGTGTGCTTTTAGTGTTTACTGATTGGCGGATGCTGCCAACGCTCACCGATGCCGTACAGAGTGCAGGCTGGGCGTGGCAGGGCATTGTGGTATGGGATAAAACGCCTGCATGTCGTCCCCAGCTAGGCCGGTTCCGTAGCCAAGCCGAGTTTATCGTCTGGGCGTCCTGTGGCTTGATGAATGCGAAAGCGCATCCGGTCACGCCGGTAGGCGTTTTTGCTACCGGCACAGCCCCCCGCGAAAAGCGGCACCAGGTCGGAAAGCCGTTAGCGCTTATGGAGCATCTCATAAAGATCGTGCCCCCTGCTTCTACGGTCCTTGATCCGTTCGCAGGCAGTGGCACAACCGGCGTTGCCGCGTTGCGTGCCGGACACCGATTTATTGGGATGGAGATTGCACCGTGCTACTGCGATGTAGCGAAGCAGCGTTTAGCAGATAGGGCGTAACGCGCCGCTGAGTGAAGCGCGTTCTCATCCCCGCTGTTTAGCGGGATTTTTTTTTGAGCTTATACCGCCTTCGGGCGGTTTTTTGCGTTCTGGAGTCCCCCCATGCAGACCATTGGCGAAGAAGGCATTGCACTGATTAAGTTTTTTGAGGGTTGCAAGTTGAACCCGTACACCTGTCCTGGGGGAGTATTGACCATTGGCTATGGCGAGACGGGCAAGCACGTCGTACCAGGGTTGCGGCTTGCCAATGAGCAGGAAGCGGATGCGCGGTTACGTGCACGCTTAGCCAAAGAGTTTGAACCGGCGGTGCGGCGTTATGTGCGTGTGCCACTGAAGCAACAGCAGTTTGATGCGTTGGTATCGCTGAGCTTCAACATAGGTACGGGGGCGTTCCACCGCTCGACGCTGTTACGCAAGCTCAATGCCGGTGATGTGGCTGGTGCGGCGGAGCAGTTTGGGGCGTGGAAGTTTTCAAGCGGTCGTGTGCTTCCCGGCTTAGTTCGGCGTCGAAAAGCCGAACGTTGGCTATTTGAAGGTCAAGATTGGCAGGCCGCATTAGCCGCCGAGCATGCGGCGGTGAAGAAGGCATCACGTGATTGATATTGCGGCGCTTCCTGCCTGGTGGAAGGAGGCGTTTTATGTGGGCCTGGCGATGGCCACGGGGACGCTGAGTTACGTCATGCGTGCACTGGACGCTAAGCAGAGGCTGGCGGTTTCCCGCGTGTTGATTGAGGCGGGGATTGCGGGGTTTGTCGGCTTATTCGTGATGTGTGTGTGTGAATGGTTGGAGATGAGCCAAGCGTTCACGGTGGCGGCGGTGATTGCCTCCGGTTTAATTGATACACCGCAGACGTTAGAGCTGATTCAGAACGTGATTGTGCCCAAGCTCGGCACGGGGAGAAGGAATACAGATGATCGTTAATACACTGCGCCGTGTGGGGCGACGTTTGCCCAGTGTGCGGCTGCTGATTGAGTACATGATGATTGGTGCGTTGGTGGCGCTGGTGGCACATGCGGTGCTGGCGTGGTCCGAGCGCAGTCAATTAGCGCAGCGGGCGGCGCAGCTGGAAGGCCAGTTAGCGGCGGTGGAAAGCACGCTGGATGCGCAAGTTGCGATGAATCGCGATCAAGATGCGGCGATTGCGCGGCTGCGTGCGTTACGGGAGATCGACAGGCAGGCGATTGCGGGGCTGCATACGGATTTGAATCGGATCACGGTGCGCGACCGTGTGTTGCGTCAGCGCATCACGCATCTGGAGCACTTTCATGATGAGGCGAAAGCTTTTTTGGATAGGGATGTGCCTGATGTGCTTGGGTGCTTGCTCGACAGGGACGGCTGTCAAGCCGGTCACGGTGAGGCAGACCCGCGTTGAGGTGATCATCCCGCCGCAGGGGGTGTTGCAGCCGTGTGAGGCCCCGGAATTAGGGCGTGTGGACACGGTGCGTGACTGACTGAATCAGACGTTAGGATGGCGTTTTGCCTATGAACATTGTGCGGCGCAAGTGCGCTGTGTTGCGGCATGGGCACAGGCGGCCAGCGTCGGGCAGCCGTGGTCACCGCAGGGCTGCGGGGAAGAGGGCGAATGAGGTGATGTTTTTTTTTTTTTCGTCTATAAAAAGTAAGCACGGTTTTTAAGAAAAATAACCGGGTGTTTTATTTTTCCAAGGAGCGCGTTGATGGCCGAGAAGGGACGTAAGCCATATGTACCGACGGCGGAGAGTCGCGTGTCGGTGAAAACTCTGACGTCATACGGTATTCCTCATGATCACATTGCCTTGGTCATGCAGATCAGTGCGCCGACGCTGCGCAAGCACTATCGCCATGAACTGGATACAGGGAAGATTGAAGCCACGATCAAGGTAGCTAAAAGCCTGTTTGGGATGGCGACGCACAAGACTAGGCCGCATGCCGGTGCCGGGATCTTCTGGATGAAGGTTCATGCTGGATGGAGAGAGACAGAACGCGTTGAGGTGTCTGGCCGCGATGGGGAGGCGATTGAACAGAAGGTGGGATTGGCGTTAGTCGATGAAAAGCAAATCGCCTCGGCCCTCAAGCGGCTTGAGGCTGAGTACTGAACAGGCCATTGATCAAGCGGTGATCAAGGCCCGGTGCGAAGCAGATCATTTGTTTTTCACACGGTATTTTTTCAAACAGCGTCAGCAACTGCGGTTTAGGGTGAATTGGCACCATCATGTGATTGCTGGGGTGGTGGACGATGTGATTGCAGGGCGGCGGAAGGAGGACAAGCGTATTTATTTGTTGGACATGATTCGCGGCAAGTGGGAAGCGCCGGAACTCAAGCGGCGGGCGATTGATTTTTGGAATGCGCATCGCGCCTACGACCATAAGGTATCGGCTCCGATCCGGCAGATGAAGATTGAGGATAAATCCAGCGGCACGGGACTGATTCAGGACATTGCTAGAGGTGGCTCCGGTCAGGGGCGGATTCCGGTGACTGGGATTGCACGGGTGACCGACAAGCTCACGCGGGTGATGGATGTGGTGTCCTACATTGAGGCGGGGTGGGTGGTGATTCCAGCGCAGGCGGGGTGGGTGAAGGATTTTGTGGCCGAGTGTGAAGCGTTTACTGCCGATGGCACGCACGCCCATGATGATCAGATTGATCCGATGGTGGATGCAATCAACGATCTGCTGGCCAATCCGTCCAGTGATTGGAGTCGCTGGGTGTGAGTGGCCGCAATCGCAACACGCGTGCCACGCGCTCCAGACCGGGGGCGGCACCTCAGCATGTCGTGGACAACTTGCAGAACCTGGTGGCCGGACTGGGCGATCAGCGCGACAAGATGAGCTATGGGCGGTACCTGCTGCCCCGGGTGATTGATCGTGTGGAACTGGAGGCGATGTACCGGACCAACTGGCTGGCGCGCAAGATTGTGGATATTCCAGCGACCGACATGACGCGCGAATGGGTCACGTTGCAGACCTGCATGCAGGCCGATGCGCTGGAGCCGATGTATCGATTGGAACAGGCGTTGAACGTGCGCGCCAAGGTGCGCGATGCCTTGGCCTGGGCACGGTTGTACGGGGGCGCGGTGCTGTTTATCAATGTGCATGGGCAAGACCCCTCCTTGCCGTTTGATCCGGCCTCGGTCATGCCGGGGACCCGGTTATCGCTGACGGTGTTGGATCGCTGGCGGGTGGCGCTGGGCAGTGGTCAGATGGACCAGGACCCCTTGAGTGAGACCTACGGGCAACCGCGCTGTTATCAGATTGCCGGATCGGTGGAGCGGGTGGACCATTCCCGAATGATTGCCTTCTCTGGAGCGGAACTGCCCTGGGAGGCGTTCAGAGGCAACGGCTACTGGCATGACTCGGTATTGCAGGCCATGTACAACGCGCTGAGCCGCTATGACACCGCGACCCAGGGCACGGCGTCGATGTTTTTTGAGGCGGTGGTGGATGTGTTGCGGATCTCTGGACTCAGCGACACGCTCTCCTCCGACCAAGGGACGCAAGAGGTACACAAGCGGTTTCAGTTAGCGGCCATGATGAAATCGTTCAATCGGATGCTGTTGTTGGATGCTAAGGATGAATACACCCAAAAAACCAATCACTTTGCGGGTGTGAAAGAGGTGATTGAGCAATTCATGATGGATATTTCCGGGGCGGCGGATATTCCGGCGACGCGCTTGTTCGGTCAGTCCCCCAAAGGCATGAACGCCACCGGTGACAGTGATATTCGCAATTATTACGACCGCATCAAGGCGCAGCAGGAGGACGAGCTACAGCCTGTGCTGAGGGTGTTGTACGCCGTACTGTTTCGGGCGTCTGTGGGGGAGTGTCCGCAGGATTTAGAGATTCAGTTCAATTCGCTATGGCAGATGAGCGAGACAGAACAGGCGAGCATTGAGAAGCTGCGCGCCGAGCGTGATCAGATTTACTTGACGCATGGCGTCATCGGTCCAGAGGTGCCCTGTGCCGAGCTGCTGGAACAAAAGACGTACTCAAATCTCACCGAACGCGATGTGAGGCTGGCGGCGGAACTGTCTCAGGCGATGGAGGTTCCAGATGTTGACATTACCGGACCTACTGCGCTTGCAGGGACGCCGCGTCAAGCAGCGGCAGTTACGCCCGCCGCGCCCCAGCCGCCACGCTGAGGCCACGTATAGGAATGAGCTGCTGGCCTTGGTGCGGGTGCTGCACCAGGCGGTGCGGGAGGAGGTGCTGCCGGTGCTCCACGCATCGCCGCCCCACATGACACGTGATGCGCCTGACGGCAGCGCCCCACAGGGCTATCTGGCCTCCCAGTTCATGCAGGCCATGGAAGCGGCCTTGCGGCGGGCGGCGTTGCGCTGTGGTGGCTTGCCTCAATGGGCCGAGCGGATGGCCGCCCAGCAGGTGCAACGTGTGGATCGTCAGGTGGTACAGACGATTGGGAGTACGGTGCGTAGCGCCTTCGGGATCGACATCACGTCATTGATGCTGGCCCAGCAGGTGCGCACGCAGATACACGCGGCCCGTGCCGTCAATGTCCAGTTGATCACCTCCATGCAGCGACAGTATTTCGACAAGATCGGTACCGCTGTGTTGCAAGGCGTCATGCAGGGCAAACGCGCCAGCGCACTGGCCAAGGAGATGGAACAGATCACCGATGCCACGGCATCACGGGCCAAATTCATTGCACGGGATCAGACATCAAAAATGAATGCGGCGTTGAATGAAATCCGGCAAGTGGGGTTGGGCATAACGACCTACACCTGGCAGACCTCAGGAGATGAACGGGTGCGTGAGGATCATGCGGCCCATGATGGGACAGTGTTCCGCTGGAGCGATCCCCCCGCGACGGGCCATCCGGGACAGGACTACAACTGCCGCTGTGTGGCGATTCCGAATGTGACGCTGGAAGGCCCTTGATGATCACCCTAGATGTCCAACTGACCCAGCGTCGCAAGACGCCGGAAGGGTATCTGATCGTGCCTGCCCGATTTGCGCGCATCGGCATCCAGCACTATGCCGCCCACGAATTAGGGTTGAGCGATGCGGATCCCCAGCGGGTGATTCGCGTCTACCGCCCCCCTGAAGAAGTGTTTGCTGCCGAGGCCATCGCCAGCTTTGATGGCCGCCCGATCACCGATGAGCATCCGGATGAGGAGGTGACCGCCGAGAACTGGCGCGCCCATGCGGTGGGCTTTGCCCGCAATCCACGGCGCGAAGGGGAGTATCTGGTGGCCGATCTCACGATTACCGATGGGGCGACCATCGAAAAGATTGAAGCTGGCAAACAAGAACTCTCCGGCGGCTACAGCGCCGAGTACGACTGGACCCCGGGCTGGACCCCGGAGGGCGACGCCTACGAGGTGAAACAGATTCGGATCCGTGGCAACCACATTGCCGCCGTTGCGGCGGGCCGTGCTGGACCCCAGTGCCGCGTGGCCGATCGTGACATTGCATTACCCCCACCCTTTGGAGAACACCCCATGACCAAGCGCCGCATTAGTGTGGACGGTATCAGCCTGGAACTTGAAGAGACGGAAGCCAGCGCGGTTGAACACCTGGCGACCAAGCTCAAGACGGCCACCGAGAAAGTGGATGCCCTGCAAGAGGATCTGCACACCGCCCAGGCCCCCATCAAACTGGACAGCGGCGAGTCCCTGACCAAGGAGCAATTGGTCGCCAAAATTACGGAGCTGTCCAAGCAATTGGCGGCGCTGGAAGCGGCCCGTGCTGCGGACGAAGACCCGCAACAGCGGGATAAGGCGATTGAAGCCATGTCACGGCAGATCGGCGATGCCCAGCGGCTGGTGCCGGGCCTGATCACCGATGGCAAGCCATGCAGCGCGATCCGCCGCGACGTAGTGAGCCGTCTGCACCCCACGCATACGGCCATGATTGACACCTTACTGCACGGGGTCCGGGTGGCCGATGCCGCCCAGACGGCGGTGGACCTGGCGTTTCACGTTCTGGCGTCCGCGCCGGTGACGGCCTCGGCAGGGCTGGCTGCTGAGGCGGTGAATGACGCGTTACGGCGTCAGGTCGTCAAGACATCGGATGCCGACCTGGACCCGCGAGCGGCGTATATCCAGCAGCTCACCCATACCACCTAGAGCACTTCAGCACCCGAAGGAACACGTATGTCCGGAATTGACTTATCCACCTATGGTGGGCGTTTACTTGATCTTGGCGTTGCGGGGCAAGTCATCGACTTGAACACCAGCCGCCTGTACAGCTACAAGAATCAGGGCCAGACGCCCATTGATTTTGGGTTATTTGTGGCACGCGGCCCCAAAGACGCCACCTGCAAAGCCCCCGATAGCGCAGACGCCGCCATCCTGGGGATCAGTGTCCGCCATGTCACGATGGTGGCTGATGAGGCCGGACAGGTCCGCTATGCCCCCCATGCGATGGTGCCGGTGTTGGAGATCGGTCGCATTTGGGTGATCTGCGAGGATGGCTGCCGCCCGGATGATCCGGTGTTGATCCGCATTGCGGGAACGGGGACCTTGGGCGCGGCCCGATCCGCCGCCATCGCTTCAGAAACCATTCCCTACCCCCAGGCCATCTGGGACAGCACCACCGCCCCCGGGTCGCTGGGCGTGATCCGCATTCTTAACTAAGGGACCTGCATGAACATGATTGACATACGCCGCCGTCAGATGGCCGATGCGTTAACCCCGATGTTGCTGACCGATGCGCGGTATCAGACCTCTGATGCCACCCAAGCGCTGGCGTTTTTGGTGTCGCAACTGACCCATGTTGAATCGACGATCTACGCCCGCCAGCGCCAAGGCATCCAGTACCGGGATGTGGTGCCCATCAGCACCGAAGCGGGCGAGTACGCCACCTCGGTGACCTATCAAATGTACGACTATTCCGGACGCGGCAAGCGGCATTCTGGACGGGGCGAAGATATTCCGACGGTCGATGTGGCCTACGCACAAAAGAGCGTGCCTGTGGTGCTGGGCACCATTGGCTACGATTACACCACCGAGGAACTGCGCCAATCGGCCTTTCTGCGTAAACCCCTGAATACCGCGCGGGCGGATGCGGCGATGGATGCCTATGAGCGCCATATCAACGATGTGGCGTTGTTTGGTGAGGACGAACTCACCGGCCTGTATACCCATCCTGGCGTGCCGGTCCTGTTGAACACCGCCGGGCCTTGGATCGGTCAGTCGCCCGCCCAGGTGCTGGCCTTGTTCAATCAGCTGATCTCCAGCGCTTGGATGAACACCCACTACGTGGAGATGATTGATACCGTGCTGTTGCCTGGTCGCGTCATGAACTATCTTGTCTCCACCCCGCGCAGTGACAACAGCGATAAAACCATTCTGCATTACGTGTTGGAAAACAACATTGCTAAAGCCGAGCGTGGCCTTGATCTGACCGTCCGCACCGGCTACGGCTTAGAGACGGCCGGGGAAGGCGGCACGACCCGCGCCATGCTGTATACGAAGAACCCCACCAAGCTGGTGCTGCATCTGCCGATGCCCATCCGGTTTTTGCCCCCGCAACCCAAGGGCCTGAGGTTTGATATTCCAGGGGAATACAAATACAGCGGCGTGGAGTTTCGTTATCCCAAGTCCGCCCTGTATGCCGACGGCATTTGAGTTGTATTCAACACCGACCACACAGGCGCCATGAGGCGCTTTTTTTTTGGGGAGAACGCAGCACCATGACCACGATCATGCTCAGGAATACCCGCACCTGTGATGTCACCTTGGATGGCGTGACGATTCAGGCCGGACGCACCCAGGCCCTGGAGGCCGCACACGTGGAGCAGCTGCGGCAGCACCCTGGCATTGGCCTGTGGTTTGACAAGGGCTATCTGGTGGCACAGGAGATGGAACCGTCATGCGCCCCAGTGGGTGGTGGTGAAGGGGAGAAGGACCCTGCGACAGAAACGGGGCCTGCCACAGAAGAGGCCCCGCATGACGCTGCACCGGGTAAACCAGGCAAATCCAGAAGGACCTGATCATGGCCGAGTCACTGACGGTTCAAACATTCCTGGCGCGCTATCCGGAGTTTGCCACCCAGCCCCCGGAACGGGTGGCTCAGGCCCTGGAAGACGCCCATCCCTGGGTGGATGCCTCCCGATGGGGCGCCATGTATGCGCAAGGGATCGCGAGCCTGGCGGCCCATTTTGTGTGGTCCACCCCAGGGCTGGGCGACAGCGCCGCCACCAAGGGCGCGATGGTGTCCGAGCGGGCCGGTGATCTGCACATCAGCTACGCGGCGCTACCCTCTGGCAGTGCCAGTGACGCTTGGCTAGCCACCTCGGTGTATGGACAACGTTACCTGGCGCTGCGTCGGATGGTCGGCCTGGGGGCCTTGGTTGCCCCATGAGTGCCGTCAAAATCCTTCGGTCGGCTGATCCCAAAAAGTGGAAGGCCTTAGCACAGCGGCTTCAGGCGCTGGGGGAGCGCGCTGTGGTGGTGGGCATTCCTGCCGCGCAGAACGCCCGGACGGAAGACGGGATCGGCTCGGCTGGACTGTTGGCGGTGCATGAATTGGGTGCGCCAGAGCGGGGCATTCCGGAGCGCTCGGTGGTGCGGCGTTCCATCCGTGAGCACCAGGAGAAGTATGTGGCTTTGCACACGCACCACGTGCGCGCCGTGCTGCACGACAAAATGACCGTAGAGACCGCCCTGAACCTACTGGGAACCGTGGCCGCAGGCGATGTCAAGGCGACGATTCGCCACGCGGATCTGGCTCCCCTGACGCCCCAAACGATCCAGCGCAAAGGGTCCAGCGCCCCGCTGATCGATACCGGCCAGATGATCCAATCCATTACCCATGAGGTGCGCGATGCTGAAGATTAGCGCGCTGTTTGGCAATCCACGCTTTGCCCAGCGTGTCCAGGTGCTGCGCTGTCATGGCCAGTATCTGGCCGATGGCACCTGGCAACAGGAGTATGTGTTGGACACGGTGCTGGCGATTATCCATCCCGTGACGCCCGATGATGTGCAATTGCTTCCTGAAGGCGAGCGCTTGCTGCCCGCGAAAAAGATCATGAGTCAGCACGTGATCGCTCATGGGGATCTGCTGCTATACCAAGACACCCGCTGGCGTATCACCCAGCTTTCCAACTGGTCCGAGTATGGGTACTACCGAGGCATCGCCGTTGGACATGACGGGACTGCGCAACCTGCTGCGGCTGCTTTTGTCACTACCTGAAGGTGCTGTCCGTCCGGCGGATCAGCCCGCGCCCACTGGATCGGCCCCTTTTGTGATCGTGAAGCGATTAGACGCTTCCCCGCTGGGAGCCACTTGCGTTGCATTTGATGGCCGCCAGCAGAGCATCACCTGTGCCTATCTGCACCGTATCAGTGTCACAGCCTACGGCAGCCGGGCCTATGAACAGCTATTGCAGGCGCGTGCCTTGCTGTGCAGCGATGTAGGCACGGCAGGGCTGCGCGCCTTACGTGCGGGCCTGGTGTCCGTCACGGCTGTCCAAGACCTCTCGGCCATTGTCGGCGCTGGCTATGAAGCCCGCGCCCGGATCGAATTACAGATCACCCACCACCACCGTGTGGTGACCACGCTGGCGGCTGTGGACAGCGCAGACATCCATATTCACACCCGCACCGGTCACATCGCCAGCGTGACCATGACGGCACCGGAGACCCCGTAAATGGCGCTACCTCTTTCAAATATTGTCACTGTGCAACTCAATGCACAGCCCCTGTCGGCCTCCCGGCGTGACTTTGGGAGGCTGGCCTTGTTCACTCCCGAAGCCGGCAGCGTGTTTGTCGATACCAAAACACGGTTCATGGATGCCAGCACGCAGCAGCAGGTGGAACAGGCCTTTGGCAGCTACTCCAAAACCGCCGCCGCCACCGGCCGCTTCTTTGCACAAAGCCCCCGCCCCAAACAGCTCATGGTG